AAGCTAAAGTCCTCAGTGTCCTGGACATGAAAAGTGCGTATTTTCAGCTAAAAATTACAAGGGATACGGCTGATGTCACTTGTTTTACCACGCCACAAGCTGGAGAATGGGTATATCGTCGGCTCCCAATGGGGTTGGCTCAGTCACCCTACTATATGACCTTGGCTTTGCGTAAATTATTTCGTCTAGAAATAGGCCAATTTTTGATTGTCTATCTTGACGATTTACTGTTATGTAGTGACTCTCTACAAACACATCTGGAGCATTTAAAAATAGTATTTGAAAAATTAAGAGAAGCTAATTTGAAATTGCATCCGAAAAAGTGTAATTTTTTATTACGAGAGCTCTGTTATCTTGGCCACGTTTTCTCTGCTGAAGGTGTTCGAGCGAATCCCAGGAAAACAGCTGTTGTACAAAATTTTCCGCGACCAAAAACAGTGAAAGAACTTCGTAGTTTCTTAGGCCTGGTTAATTTTTTCAGGTCTAGAATTAAAAATTTTGCGGACAAAGCATTCAATCTCACAAAATTATTGCGGAAAAATGAAGTTTTCAAATGGGGCCCAGACCAAGAGGACAGTTTTCAAAGTTTGAAAGCGGCCTTAATTAATCCACCAATTATGGCCCTACCTGATACTTCAAAACCGTTCATTCTGACCACGGATGCGTCAGATAAATCGATTTCTTATAACCTCAGTCAACAAATTGATGGCAAAGAGAGATTTATAGAGTACGGAGCGAGGGGTCTTAGACCGGCTGAAAAAAATTACTCAACTAGCCAGAAGGAAATGTTGGCTATCGTCGTGGGGATAAACCATTTTCACGAATATTTAGGTCAGGCAGAATTTACAATTCGTTGTGATAATATAGCATTATCATTTTTGAACTCTACAAAGCACGTGACTGGTCGATTAGGTCGCTGGAATTTGTTACTCAGTGGTTATAAGTATAAAATAGAACATACGAAAGGGAAGAATAATATTGTAGCCGACACGTTGAGTCGTTTGTCATTGCCAGCCACAGATGCTGATGATCCTGAGGTGAAATTAGATGAACGTGTGATGAATATAGATAATTCCGCCAAACAGTTGTGGCAGATTGATTTCTTTACGTCAGACGAAAATAACACGCAGACAGGCGATGTGTTGAGCCGTGAGAGATTTGCAGCGGACGCAGAAAATACAGGAACAGAGGTCTGTGCGCTGCAGCAAACAGCAACAACAGCAGCAGCAGGGAGCAGCGGAGAAAGCGACGAAAACAACTCGGCCGATGTACCGGAAGTCAGTGATAGTGAAGGAGAAGTGGTACACGGTGGGGATCTTGATTTAAGTCAAAGCTATGATGTTGGGGCGTTGCAATGCCAATGTCCAGATTTTAGTGCATTGATTGAGTATATACAGAATGGAGTGTTACCGCAAGGAAATGATGCATTGGCGCGGAAGATAATTTTTCAGTCAGAGAGATTTATTTGGTTGGACGGAGTACTATGGCATCTACAGTTACCTCGGAATAAGCGACAGCGTGAGGTTGACTCAGTGTGTAGACAGCTGGCAGTGCCGCGTTGTCTGAGAACGATGGTTTTGACAAGTTATCACGATAAGATGTGTCATATTGGTCCAGAGAAAATGTATTTGACACTAAGAAACAAGTATTTTTGGCCAAATCTGTACACTGACATATTTCAGTGGGCAAAGACATGTGTTCAATGCCAGCAGGGAAAAACGTTAATTAAAACGAGAGCTCCGTTACGTAGCCTTCAAAGTGAAGCTACTATTTTTGAAAAGTGGCATATTGATCACCTGAAGCTTCCTACTTCCGGTGAATTTTCACATATTTTAGTGCTCGTAGATAGTTTCAGTTTGTTTTCTATTTTACTTCCGGCGAAGACAACAACTGCTGAGGAAACAGCTGAGTTGTTGTATCACAATTTGTTTACGGTCTACACTTGTAGATCGTTGTTAAGTGACCGAGGAAGTGCTTTCAGATCAAAATTGATAAGAGAACTTTGTAAATTATTAAATATTAAGCAAGTTTTCACGTCAGCTCAACATCCTGCGACAAATGCACGATGTGAGTCCTACAATCGTAATATTTTAAACTCATTAAGAACGGCCTGCTCAGGACATAAGAATTGGCCGACATTGCTCTCCACGATCGGTCATTCTTTCCGAACCTCTGTAATTAAGAATCTTGGGTTTTCCCCATACAAAATTGTCTTTGGAATCGAGCCAAATTTACCAGTTGATAATTTATTGCAACCCAAGACTAAAAATTTACCTCAAAGTGTCGAAACCTATGTTAAAAATATGGAACCTCAGTTCAAAATTTTACGAGAAGCAGTTCGTGAAAATCAGTTACAGGCTAACTTGCGTACTACGGAACAGTATAATAAAAAGCCGATAACGAAAGCAGTTCATTTTCCAGTTGGTACTAGGGTCTGGCTTTTTAACCCGACCACGCCACGTGAGAAATATGCTCACAAAATCACACCTAAATGGGCCGGGCCATATCTAATTATCGGCGCTAATCCAGAATTTCATGTTTATAAATTACAGCACTGTATAACTCAGAAAATTTGTCCGAGTTGGATACATGCTAATAGATTACAGAAGTGCTATGATGAGCGAGATCGTTTCTATACTAACGAAACCCAAGTAGCCACAGCAGGAGCGACTGACAAGATCATTAATTCTGAACCGGCGAAGATTACGAACACGCGAGGCAGCGGTGAGGAGATGAGCCGCCCGAACAGCGAACGCGTGTCTGCAGGTGATATTACTGGTAACGGCAGTAGCATTAAGTTGTGTGCAGGAAATACTAGTAAACAGCTGACTGTCGATGCAACTTCAGCAGCAAACGACTGGCACGAGATAGTTAAGATTTTAGCGCATTACCGCAGAGGTAAGACGATGTATTACAGAGTACAGTGGCTTGATAATAGTAAATCGTGGCTTCCTCAGTGTGACGTCACTGAAGCCGCAACGGATGCCTATTGGCTTGCTAAACGAGAAAAACAGTTGAATCAGAAACAAAGGCGAAAACGTCGCACTTGATCGACGCCCGTTTTCACTCTCTGTACACGGCATGGAGGTAGTAATTATAAAATTATTAAATCAAAAATCCAACCGGTTGGTATTGACAAGATTGGCAGTGTTATTTTCTTTCGGTATTTGGCTTACTTTTTTATAATTGGGTTATGTACCCGTGTGCAGGTACGATGACAGGGCTTCGATTGATTGCGACATTACTGCTTTTGTGTCTGTTCTCCGTCAGTGTCAGTGGACACAGAGGTCACGACGGGCCTTCTAATGGTGCGCACTTATACTTGAACTACGGTTTAGTGTTGAGACAGATTGATACGGTTGATTTGATTAGTGACACATGGTTTCAGACTTTTGTCATACATCTGCCTGTTGTTAATCGTTCACTGTTACAGCAGGAAACTATTGATTGCGAAATGCTTGGCAGACCAGATGGGTGTGATAATTTAATCCATCTTTTACGTTATATGGCCAATGCTACTCGCAAAGCACTTGTTGAACTTGATACGACAATGCGTCATATACGAACTCTGGTTCGTGAGGTAAGATCAGATGATAGATCAGAGGACAGCCGTGAAGCTAGAGGACTGTTTGACTTCGTGGGTGAGATGACCCATAGTCTCTTTGGGATCGCCAGAGATAAAGATGTGGAGAACGTTCATAGAACCATTCAGCACTTGGCTCAACGCCAAGAGAAAATGGTTTCCCTTTGGCAGAAGGCGGAACACAGATTAGCCAGTTACGGACGGACAATGAGTAGAAGAATGGACAATATTGCTCGAATGGTAGACGTCCAGAAGACAGCAGTTCACGATTTATATCAAGACGTGTTAAGACAGGCTACAGACCAGCGACAGATAGGCACTATGCTACTCTTGTTGCTGGGTAAAATGGAAGATTTCGTGATTTTACAAGGTCACCTAAATGTTTTCCAGACTGGTTTGGAAATGTTGGTCAATGGTTTTCTGAGTCCTTCTCTTGTTTCACCTAGAGACTTGTTCTTAGCATTGACCGAAATTAAATCCAGAGTTCAGACTTTTCAGAGATCGGATGGCTTGACTTTACGTTTGCTGAGGGATAAGGTGGTGCATTATTATCGTCAGCATGATTTTGTTGCCGTAAGACACGGTGACACTCTTCTTATCCAGGTGCCCATCCCACTTGGAGTTATCCCAAGTTCACTCAATCTTTATGAGGTGCATCTGATTTCTATGACGACTCCTGGTTCTGAGCCGCATGCTACAATTTTGGCTGGAGTACCAAATTACATTGCTTACAATTCTGAGTCCCCGTACTACTTAGAATTTGAACAAAAACCAGTCATTTCAGCCACAAAGTTGATACACTTAGAAGACGTTCATTCATCTCTAAAATCTGTTGAACAGCAGTCATGCATCTTATCAATCATGCGAGATGACAAATCAGCCATACATAAATTGTGTGACTACGCAATTTTGACCCATTCTATTAAACCGAATGTCTTCACTCTAGATAGACATCATTTGCTCCTGACGAATATCTCTGGAACTGTGTTTTGCCCATCAAACCGAAATCACACAGTGACCTGTGTCGCCACCTGCCGAATTACCTTACCTTGTGGTTGCTCGTTGGTAGCAGCGACGACCATAATTCCTGCACGGCTGGAAGGATGTTGGCCTTCCTTGACAAAACCTCGAGTGTTACACAGTGTTAACTTGGCATTTTTGCAACAGTTTTTCAATGAGTCACAGCTCTCTGATCTGTATTCGGATACTTTGCTGCCAAATCCGTTAAAAGTTATTGCTCCTCAGTTGAAAATTTTTGAGTCAAATTTGTCACACGCATTGCAAATTGATAAGAAGAATAAGTTGAGTCTCAAAAAGTTGGCAAATCTTACCAAAAATGATGAACAAGGTTTTGCATCACTAGCTGATGCTATGTACCCAACTTGGCTTGACTTGACTGCCGGAAATTATGACAACAGATTTAATTTTTCGAGTTGGAAGACGTGGATCTCTATCATCACAACTCTATTGGCTGTTTTTGGATGTTTCTTAGCAGTGATGCTCAGTTACAAAGTCAAAATTTTGGCAGCCACAGTCGCCAGTTTGTCATTGACTCAAAGAGTACATGGTCTTCCATCAGAACTTAACTATTTTGAGCAGAACGGCAGTGAACAAAATTCTACTGCTAAAGTGTTTCTGCTGTCGTTTCCCACAGATTTGACCCTTGACTTATCAGTCATCTTTTTGCTGATTCTGATTTTTCTCGTTATTGTGGTCAAAAGTGTGAGACGTCACAAGAAACTTCTGTACGAATTTCACTTGTACTTGTACGTGGGTTCAGAAGGGAAAATGTGTCAAATTTGGTTGAGAAAGTTCAAATTAGAACCAAATTACTACAAATTTGTGGCAACATCGTATTTGGAGTCTTTGCAAATTGTTGGGTGCTTGTCACCAAAATTGATTTTGGACTGGCCAACTCTCAGCATAAGTTGCGATGTTACTTCGGAATTGTACACCCTCCCTCGCATTTGTGACTTAACCTGGATACAAGCATGGCAGTTGAGACAGATTCTGAGCCTATCCTATTGGTCAGTTCTGGTAGCTCGTACTCGTGCAGACGAAAATTTGGTCATACTGCCTAAACGCGTGGGAGACTGTATTAGCGCTCCTCCGTATGCGGAGCCTGGCACGTCAAAAATGCAGAGCATTGTTACCTTACAAACCACTGCATCATCAGCACCTATTCTCTACCCCTCATTGCAGGAGGCAGAGACGGTTTTTTGAGTACGAAGGTATAATTTGCATTTTGGACCGGACTCTTCCGTCCGTTGTTATTTTCGCATTTTTCTTAGTTGCTTGTGCGTAAATCTATAACTTAATAATAATTTACTGGATTATTAATAATTTTGCACTGCTTTGGCTTAGTTTCTTGTTATTGATTGTTATTATAACTTTAATCTTACAACTGGTTTGCTGTAGCTTATTTAGTGTGTTACATGTCGATATTACGATATGCCGGCGTGTTTATGTCGACACGTCTGTTTTGTCGTGCGACAGTTTTTTAAGTATTACAGTACAATAATTGGATAATATTACAATAATTGGATACTATTACAATAATTGTCGTGCGTTACATTACACTATATTGTAGATTGTAATATAATTTGGACAGTATTTGTCGCGTTGGAGTTGTGTTTTGCTTAGTTGTCGAGTACCGATGAACACGGACTACACGTATAGTTCTGCCGAGTTTTTCGTGTGAGCAGTCCCATCTCTTCTCCAGACTGCGCGTCAAACAGACATTACGGCGCCACTCACACGGACAGTTCATCATCTCGGCAAACCTGTGTAGTCTGTAGTTTTTTTTTCTGGCGTGCAGTGTTGTGTTATTTTTTCTCTCTGCAAGTGCCCGTGTCAGGTTGCAGAAGAGGTTGCATGTTGTTCATTAGTTAGTTACGTGATGAACACGATTCGTATACGATGTGTCTGTTGACATTGTATTGATGCACAGTATACACAATGTTAATGTATTCAAATGTTTTATCGGACTGTTATCTTCATATTCTTTGATTACGGAGCAGTTTGACATTACGTGTTAATTTGATTATTTGACGTTATTAAGATTAATATACTTCATTATCACGAACATCATTTGTATTTTGACTAATGTATACATTTCATTTTTAATTTTCGGATATGTTTGGAATAATCTTATTGATTCGACCTTCACTGATATTTTAGGCCAGTGACTTTATCGTACATCGATTGCTTAGTGATGTGACATTTATTTAATTTGTTAAATGTTTATTCAGCGCAGCACAGTTCCTCTTTCCTCCGTTTCCATCTTTTTCTTTAATTTTGGGGACAAAATTCCGTGAGGTGGGGGTGAAATAGTACATAGTTTAGGACTTAGTTGCTAAGGATTTTACATAGTGCAGTTATTGAGCGGAGAGGTAGGATTGATAGTTTTGTTATTCTGTACTTGTTAGCAGACGTCCTTGGAGTGTGGATAGAAAACAGCGGTTTGGCATGCGTGTTTCACGTGATTGGAAAGTTCCTGATAGGCTTGTGACGGCTGCGGTAGATATTTCTAGGATTAGAGACTGACGTCATTGGCTAAACCCCAGTCTAAACCCGTAGCTAGCAGCCTAGGACGGCGCGCTGTGCTGTGTTGGTTGTTTTCACCAGTGAAGGTCACGATTTGCGTCATTCGACGTTTGTTCCCGTTAGAGAACGGACCTCGGATCGTTGTTATGAGTCGCTGAAATAAAAGTCAAAATTATTGGAAAGAAACAGTCGTATTATTCTTTCTAATAAAGTGGTGGAGAATCACGTTCTCGTTCACCGTTTCGTTTTGTTTTCTTACTGTATGTCGACTGCGGCGCGACCTAAAAATGAGGCTTTCGAAAAGCCACCGGCACTGGCGACTCGGTCGTCAGTGAAGGAATACTACGTCTCACCGGAACTACGATCGTCGGCTTCGGCTTCGGTAAGTCGACCGGGGTCGGCGTCGGCATCGGCGACTCAATTAGACAGTCGACTTTCGTCTGCAGAATCGGTTACTGAAGACGAAACCGTTCAGCCGGCAGTATCGGATCCGATTGACGAGTTTCTTGAGTTTCTTGACGTCTTTGACGACGTCATTACGGATCGCGCCGAACCGACAACTACTACGACGGTTACAACGGTAACGGTTACAACATCTGTACTGACAACAGCGCTATCTACTACTACAACAACGCCAGCGCTGACGGTAGCACCTTCTGGTACGATGGCCGACGCTCAACCTCCAGTAACATCAGCACCGGTAACATCAGGACCGGCACCTCCAACGGTGGCGACCCCAGCTCAGGCAACGGCCGCAGTCAAGGGGCAGGAAAGCTCTTTTGCGCCGCCAGCATTCCATGGTGCAGCGCACGAGGACGCGGAGTCCTGGTTGTCCAGGTTTGAAAAGTACACGACTTATCGGGGATTCACCGAGCAAGATAAGAAAAATTTCTTAGCGGTGGTGCTCCGGGACGACGCTGCTGACTGGTATGATAGCCTGCCGCCAGCGTCGGCAGACACCTGGGCGCATCTCAAGGCTGTTTTCGACGCCAGATTTAAGGACTCCGACCTACATCAATGGCAGAAGGCGAGTTCGATGTGGAACCGAGTCCAGGGCGTTGGAGAGTCTGTCGACGCATACATCACGGCTATGAAGAAACTGGCGCGCGCCGTATCTTTGGGGGACGTCCAGCTCCGCTTTGCCATCCAACGAGGTCTGCGTCCTGAGTTGATTGGACATGTCATCCAAAGTCAACCGACGTCCGTCGACGACCTCATCCGCGCAGCCCGCATTGCCGAGGCGGCGGCGACTGCAACGGCGGCAGCGAGACCGGACGCGTCCTTTGACAAGGTCATAATGGCGCTCTCAGCAAATCAAGAAGCGGCAGAGAAGAATACGGAAGAGATGAAGCGCTTAGCGAACCAGATGTCGATCAAGCCGTCGATCAACGTCATCGGAGACCAGTCCGCAACCGCGGGCCCAAGATCGACGTCAGCAACAACACGCGGGGGTCTGGTCTCCGCGAGCCAACGAGGACAACGCTGGCGACCGCGAGGTGGACCACGACCACCGACTTGGAACGAGTCCGCTGGAGGATTCTCGATGAACCAGCCGCAGCAGACTCTACAGTCGAATCTGCGCATGGATACGCCAACATCGTGCTGCACTAACTGCGGAGGTTGGCATCAGTTTGGCAGGCAATTTTGTAGAGCTCGTGATGTTGATTGTTTCTTGTGCGGGCGTCGAGGACATATAAGGAAAATGTGTCGTTCGGGCCGACGTCCCGTGGTGAATTTTGCGGGAGAGCAGGGACCCCCAAATTTCAGCGCCTAGCGGTGCGGCCTCCAACGAAACTGTGGACGGCAGTTTTCGTTAGAGTCGATTTTGAAGACAGACTCTGGTCCAAAAAATTTGATTGCCGGTCAAATAAATAAAATTTGTACATTGATGCTTTTGGATAGTGGTGCTTCAGTAAGTTGTTTGTCTTTACAATTCGCAATGAAATTAAATGCGAAAATCCAGCGTGAAGAATCAGCGGAATTTTTAACGGCTGCTGATGGACGAAATTTGGAAGTTTGTGGGTCAATTGACGTAACGGTTGGGTTAAATGGTTTATTGGTGCCACATAGATTTTTTGTAATTAACGGTCTGCATAACAGGGTGATATGTGGTCTAGATTTTCTGACGCTCACGCACTGTAAATTGGATTTAGACGCCTCGGTGGCAACGTTCTATGATATCGTTGCACTACCACTGCAGCAGCGCGCTGAGAATTCCGCTGTTTTACGTACTGTGAGTTGCTGTCGGTTACCGCCGAGGAGCGAAAGTATTTTTGCCGTATCTTTGCCGCAGAATTTTGCTGCAGCGGACGGCGCTACAGAACGTGCAGTCACGGCAATGATAGAACCGCTGCAGTTTTGCAAACGCAAACATAGCGCGGACTATTTAGTCGCTCGGTCGGTGGTAGATTGTAAACCACAGGACAGGAAAACTTTTTGTCGAGTTTTAAATGTTAGCGATGCTGAGTGTGTTATTCGGAAAGGCACGCCGATTGCAGTTATTTCTCCCGCAGAATTGTTGCCAACTAATAATTTTCAAAATCACAATATATCATCTGTCGAAGTGAATAAAACCCAGGATAAGGAGTTAACTTTGCAGGAGAAAATCTCTTTTTTGCAAAACATGGGTCTTGACTTAAAAAGAGATGATTTTAATAATGAAGTATTTGATAATTTTTGTGAGCTGCTGTATAATTTTAAAGATCTATTCGCATTGAGTTTGAACGATTTGACTACTGGGTCAAATATTATGGAGTGTCCTATTTTGGTTCGACCAGATGCTAAACCTGTCAGATCGCGGCCTTATCGACTTAATGATAGCATGCGAGCTGTCGTGGATAAACAATTACAGGAACTACATGACGCGGGGATTATTGAACCGAGTGAGGGGTCTGCCTTTGCCTCACCGATAGTTATGGTGAAGAAATCGACAGGGGAGTTTCGCTTCTGTGTGGACCTTCGTAAAATTAATCAACTTTGTTTACCTTTGACCCACGAGTTGCCAACTTTGAGTGACGTAACGGATGTGTTAGCTAGAAACAAAGCTAAAGTCCTCAGTGTCCTGGACATGAAAAGTGCGTATTTTCAGCTAAAAATTACAAGGGATACGGCTGATGTCACTTGTTTTACCACGCCACAAGCTGGAGAATGGGTATATCGTCGGCTCCC